TATCTGCTTAATAAAGACGTTAACTTTATTCGTGCGGCGTACCCGTCAGCAAGTGACGTGGGCTTACCCAAGTACTACGCGTTGTTTGGTCCTACGGTATCGAGCAACATAATTACTGACGAGCTGAGTTTTATTCTTGGCCCCATGCCAGATGCAAACTACGATGTTGAGTTGCATTATTACTATTACCCTGAGTCAATAACTACAGCTACAGATGGCCGTACATGGCTTGGTGATAATTATGATCCTGTTCTTCTTTACGGATCATTGCGTGAGGCTTATCTGTTTATGAAGGGCGAAGCAGATTTAATAGCTAACGTAGAAGCTAAGTACCAAGAAGCTATGGGACAACTGAATCGTCTGGGTACAGGTCTGGAGCGCGGTGATGCTTACCGTGATGGGCAGGCAAAAATTAAGGTAATGCCGTGAGTATTCAACAGGGCCTGACAAACAGCTTCAAACAAGAGATGCTCCAAGCTGGGCAGAACTTGTTAACAGACACGTTGTACATGTCTTTATATACGGGACTTTCTACTATTGGTCCCACGACTACGGCGTATACAACAAGTAATGAAGTGTCTGGTACAGGATACCCACCGGGTGGAGTTGCAGTAACCGGAGCTACTTTAAGTACGAATACCAATACCGGAACGGTCTACGTTAACTTTAATAATGTGTCTTTCCCCGGTGCAAGCTTTGTTGCCCGAGGTGCTTTGATTTACAATGTTACGCGTGGTAATGTATCTGTGGCCGTGCTTGATTTTGGCTCAGATAAAATTTTTTCTTCAACCAGTAATACTGTCGTTATGCCCGTTAATACGGCTACTACGGCACTAATTCGTTTTCCTTGAGAGGTCATTATGCCTATTGCAAAATCAACATTGGGTGAAACTGTTCATGCTGGCGTAGGCAAGTCCTCGCAAGAGCAAGAGAGCGGCAGTTTTGGTGGTGTATTTACAGTTACTTGCTTTGATTCTGATGGCAATAAAAAGTGGGAAGATTCTTTCCATAATTTAGTAGTTAATCAGGGTCTGCAAAACTTAAACACAGAGTTCTTTAAAGGTTCTGGTTACGTTGCAGCTTGGTACCTTGGTTTGGTAACCGGCCCCGGCTCTGGTGTTACATACGCCGCTGCTGACACATTGGCATCTAAAGCTTGGACAGAGTTCACAAATTATGTGGGCACTCGTAAAGCAGTGACGTTTGGTACGGCTACCACAGCAGACCCATCGGTCATTTCAAACTCAGCTTCACCTTCACCTTTCGCAATATCTGGTGCTGGCGGCACAGTTGCTGGAGCATTTTTGACTACCGTAGCTTCTGGTACGTCTGGCGTATTGTTCTCAGAAGGTAACTTCACTGGCGGCGACAAGATTGTTGCATCAGGTGATACGCTGAATGTGACTTACACTTTTAACGCCGACGCGGTATAACGGAGGAATTATGGCTACTTTTAAAAAAGGCGATACCGTCAAATTAGTAATGGCTGTGCCACAGGGTCCAATAGAATCCTTACGTATGGACGAAGATGGTGTCGTTCAGTATTTGGTTTCTTGGACTGATTCAAATGGTGTGACACACAACCGTTGGTTTGATGAAGATCAGCTTGTTACTGTCAAGTAAAGGCTAAGGCGCATGTTTGGTATCACTACATTCTCACAAGCGCCTTTTGCTTCTTTAGGTAGTTCCGTCTTTCCTGTAAGCGTAGCAGAATCAATTAACGTTTTTGCAGAAAATGCAGGAAGTGTTGATTACGCAGTTTCTGTGTCAGAGATTGGTCAGTTTGTTGGTGCTTGGGTTACGCAGATTGCTTTTCAGGCGATAGCTAATGAAACAGTAAATGCAGATGCAAATCAAAGTGCGGTGTATCAGACGGATCAAAACGTCAGTGAAACTGTACAAGCAATTGCTAACCAAGCAGCACAAGCTAATTTTATTTCGTCGCAAAATGAAACAGTAAACTTGCTGGATGATAACTACGCAGTTTTTGCTTTTGATTCAGATGTAGCTGAAACGGCACGTGGATCAAGTATAGAAGAAGTTGCAGCTCAATTTGCATACGCAGTAAATGAATCTGTAAGCCTAGTAGATTTGGAAATAGGCAGTACTGCAACCATACTAGCGTCACGAGATGAGACAGTAAGCGCAACAGACACAAATGCAGCGGTTTATACAACCAGTCAAAACGTAAATGAAGCGGTGAATACGTTAGCTGTAAATGCAGCACAAGCAGACTTTGTAACAAACATAAGCGAGATTGCACAGTTTGTTGGTGCGTGGCAGACGCAAACAGTATTTGTAGCTACGCAGTCTGAGTTGGTAAATGTTTCAGCCGCATTTGATAGGCAGTATTTTACGGATGCAGTGCTAAGTGAGTCTGCTTCTGCTTCGGATGCAAATGCAGCGCAAGTTGATTTCCAAGTAAATATTGCGGAAACGGTGCGTGGTATAGAACAAGTTTTAGGGCAAGTAGATTTCGTAGCCGCTCTGTCAGAAAACGTATCGGTTGCAGGGGTAAGTAGCACTAATGTAAATTTTGTTGTGTTTATATTAGAACAAAATAATTTATCAAGCAGTTTTGCAAGTCGATACTTGTGGGAACTAATAAATGATTCACAATCTGTAACATGGCAAACCATAAATACAACTAATTAAACACGGTGTAAAAGATGGCTTTAATTCTTGCAGATCGAGTACGGGAAACCACGACAACCACCGGGCAAGGAACTATTACGCTTGACGGTGCCGTAACGGGGTTTAGAACGTTTGCCACAGTTGGTAACGCAAATACTACGTACTATGTAATCGCTGGACAAGGCACGAACGAGTGGGAAGTTGGGATCGGTACCTATACTTCTTCAGGCACTACTTTATCGCGTGATACGGTGTTGTCTTCTAGCGCAGGCGCACCAACCAAAACAACATTTAGCGCAGGAACAAAAGAAGTTTGGGTTGATTATCCTGCTGGAAAAGCTGTTTATCAGGATACTGATAATGCTGTTTTAGCTCCAGTGTTTCAAGCTACTAACGGGATATACGTTAATAATACGGCAATATCCTCAAGTTACACGATAGCTACAGGAACAAATGGGCAGTCTATAGGGCCGGTAACTATAGCATCTGGGGTATCAATTACAGTATCATCTGGGCAACGGTGGGTGGTGCTCTAAGGACTAACTATGGCGAGTACGTACAGTAACCTAAAAATAGAGCTAATTGGTACGGGCGACCAAGCCGGTGCTTGGGGCTTTACAACAAATAACAATCTACAGTTTGCTTTAGAACAAGCTATTGTTGGTTCCGCTAATGTGACGTTTACCAGCGCGGATGTAACCCTAACGCTTACAAATTCTAATCTTAGTCAAACTGCTAGAAACTTACGGCTAAACTTGATTGGAACTTCCGGTGGCGTACGTAACTTGTATGTTCCAGCGATTCAAAAGTTCTACATCATCAACAATAATCTGGCTGATGAAGTTCTTGTTAGGAACGCCACAGGCGGAGCTGTTACCGTTGCCGCAGGTAAGAGCACGGTAGTCTATAACGATGGCACGGATGTAGTTGATGCCATTAATAATCTTGACTCGTTGAGCTTAAATATCCCGTTAGCAATTGCTGATGGTGGTACAGGTGAGACAACGCAGACAGACGCATTTAATGCGTTAGCGCCTACGACAACCAAAGGCGATTTGATTGTCAACAACGGTACAGACAATGTACGGTTTGCTGCTGATCCAAATAATAACTACGTCCTAACTACAGATTCTACAACTGCTACGGGTTTGAAGTGGTCACCATCGGCAGCGGGGGGTGCGGTTACTTTAGTAAATGACACGGCGACAGCGACTAATTTATTCCCAGCATTTGCAAACGCAACATCCGGTACGGTAGCTAACTTATTTACCAGCAACTCCAAGCTATTGTATAAGCCAAGCACGGGAGACTTCCAAGCTTCGCAGGTTGTAGCTAGTAACGGCTTAGTAGTAAATTCAGATCAGATAACGTCTAGCTATACGATAGCCACAGGCACTAATGCGATGTGCGTTGGCCCGATTACAGTTGCTTCGGGGCAAAGTGTGACAGTGAGTTCTGGGCAACGTTGGATTGTTTTATAAGGAACGACAATGAGTACTATTTCAGCAGGCACATCATCAGGAACCGCGCTAGTTAGCACTGGCAATACAGACGGCACACTGCAACTACAAGTAAACGGCACAACGCCTTCTGTTACTTTAGCCGCAAACGGCTCAATAGGTGTTGGCTCTACGCCGGGCTACGGTACTAGCGGGCAGGTGCTGACAAGTGCGGGTACAGGCTCTGCGCCGAGTTGGACAACTCCTGCGGGTGGTTTTTCTGCTATGTCTGTTTCAACTGCGTCAGGTACATTTACTATTCCATCCGGAAAGACAGTGTTAAAAATAACTGTTGTTGGTGGTGGTGGTGGCGCTACGATAGGTAACTTCACTGGCGGCACAGGTGGAGGCACTTCTAGTGTTGCTTCTGGCACACAGACAATTTCTACAATCTCAGCTACAGGCGGTGCTGTTTCAGCAATTTATCCGGGCGGTGCTGGCGGTGTTGGCTCTGGTGGGGATATAAATTTTTATGGGTCAGCGGGTCAAACTGGATCGCCTAGTGGCGTTCTCGCAGGAAATGGCGGCGCGTCATTCTTAGGCGGCGGGGGTAAAGGCGCTCAAGGTAGTGCTATAGGCGCTAATCAAAATGGCTCTAATGGAAATGTTTATGGCGGTGGCGGCGGCGGCGGTGTCAATGATGGTTTAGGCGCTGGTGGCGGTGGCGCTGGTGGTGCGTCTATTAAATATCTAACGGGTCTTACTCCCGGCAATACTTTGACGGTAACTATCGGCGCAGGTGGTACTGGAGCTAGTTCTGGTGGTGTAACTGGCGGGGCTGGTGCCGCTGGTGTAGTGATTTTTGAATATTAAGGTGAAGCTAATGCCAAACTACGCAATCATAGAAAACGGTAAAGTAATCAATACAGTAGTAGCCGAAGCAGACTACGCTGCCACAAAAGGCTGGGTAGAACTCACAAGCGGAGGCATTGACTGGGATTACGTTAATGGTCAGTTTGTTGACAACCGCCCTGTGCCTGTAGTGGTAACACCACCAGCCCCAACCAAAGAACAACTGCTTGCAGAGCTACAGGCTCTGACGGCTAAAATTAACGCAATGGAGTAAATCATGCCAGTAACGATTGTAGGAAATAACACACCCACCGCTGGCGGTGTCGTCTATGGTGACGGCGCTAACTATGCTTCTACTGCGGCAGGTACGGCTGGGCAGGTATTGTTATCAGCAGGTTCTAGTGCGCCTACGTGGGGCGCTGCTCCCGGTGCTAGTTTTCAAGAGTTCACATCTTCAGGTACTTGGACAAAACCTTCCGGCGCTACGTTTGTGATGGTTGAAGTATGGGGTGGTGGAGGTGGTGGGGGCAGTGGTTGCCGCAATACTTCTGGCGGCGTAAGAGATGGTGGCACAGCAGGTGGTGGAGGCGCGTATGCCTACCGCCTTTTTAAAGCCTCAGATTTAACAAGCACAGTAACTGCAACTGTCGGTGCTGGAGGTACAGGTGGTGCGGCGATAACAACAAACGGTACCGTAGGCGTTGATGGAGTTGTTGGCGGGAATACCACATTTGGCGCATATTTAACT